AAACTTCCAAAGAAGCTGACAAACGTCTTGAGGGTCTATCTAATAAGATAGACACCCTCGAGAAGTCAGTAGGAAGCGTGGAAGAGATCGGAAAAGACAACAATCGGAATTTGACGATTATCGGGAAAGGCTTACAACGGCTTCAACGTTTTCGATTGCAGGAAAACTTAAAAAACGCGCTTAAGCGTGGACACACTAACCAGCATGAGATTGAGGAGTTATCTAAACTGTACGAGAGTTACGTCGAACTGGGCGGAAACGGTGCTATAAGAGTGCTTTTTGAGCGCTTCTTAGAGCTAGAAATTAAAGAGGACAAATAGCATGGATCAAATTACAAACATTATCACAACGTCAGCGATGAGTATTTTAGTAGTATTAACGGGGATCGTTGTACAAGCGATCAAAAAATACTTACTAATGCGAGGTGGTAAGAAAGCAATCGAGATCGTTGAGATCTTGGCAAAGAACGCGGTCAACGCTACAGAGCAGGTCGCTGATAAGTTGGATATTCACGGAAAAGATAAGCTCGAACACGCTAAAACGAGCTTGATCGAGGGACTTGAGTCTCAAAATATCCACTTGACGAATCAAGAACTCAATACATTTATTGAATCCGCGGTTAAAAAAGCGAATGACGAATGGAAGAAATAGGAGATAGACAATGAGTGTACAACAACTTACAGTAAACTGGTTTATCAATCATCGCGGTCTGCTCACTTATTCCATGTTGGGAAGTCGTAACGGTGCAGACGGGACAGCAGACTGTTCAGGCTCAATCTCGCAAGCGTTGAAAGAAGCTGGAATCAAGATCATCGGCTTGCCGTCCACAGTGACACTTGGTCAGCAACTAGCAAACAACGGCTTTTATCGTGTCAGTCGTAACCAACCATGGGACGCTCAAACGGGCGACATCGTCCTTATGAGCTGGGGTGCTGATATGTCCTCATCTGGTGGTGCTGGTGGACACGTCGGAGTCATGATTGATGATACATACTTTATCTCTTGCGATTATTCAACGCAAGGCGCAACTGGACAAGCTATTAATACCTATCCTTGGAACGACTATTACGGCTGGAATAAACCAGCTTATATTGAGGTTTGGCGCTATGCTGACACGGCACCACAGACCAACAACCAAGCTAACACGGCAGTACAACCAAAAGACAAGGCCTTTTACCAAGCGAATGAGGTCAAGTATGTTAACGGTATTTATCAGATCAAGTGCGATTATCTCGCACCAGTCGGTTTTGATTGGACCGAGAACGGTATTCCTGTTTCTTTAGTAAACTGGGTTGATAAAGACGGCAACAACTTGCCAGATGGTGCTGATAAAGACTTTAAAGCTGGAATGTTTTTCAGTTTTGAACTTGATGAAGTTCATATCGCAGATACAGGCAAAGGTGGCTACTACGGCGGTTACTATTGGCGCCTCTTTGAGTTTGGACAATTCGGCCCGGTTTGGTTGTCTTGCTGGGACAAAGACGATCTAGTCAACTATTACGAATGAGGGGTGATTGAATGAATCGCTCAAACTGTACCAACTTAAAGCAGTTTGAGGGCGGTCGGGTCGTAAAACAAGGCGACTCGGCTTCCCTTTTTGGTTTTGCAATGTACGATGAGAACTGGGTCCCGATTGATCTTGACGGGCAACAAGCTACAATTTACTTTACTAGCAAAAAAGGCAAAGCGTCCTTTAGCGCGACTGTCCAAGGCTCAAAAGTATCGTTTAAGATTCCCAAAGTCTTACCGGTTGAAAGCTATCTTGTCGAGGTTGATTGTGCTGGCTATGTATTCCCGAGTGACCAGAGCGTCCGAGTTGACGTGGTCCAGTCAGCGGAAGAGTATACTAGTGAGCAAGTCTTGGACCTTGTAAAAAATAACGTCAAAGAAGAAATCGACAAGTATATTTCAGCGCACCCGAACGGTCCACAGACTGAAGAACTTCCAGACTTAACCGTACTATACAATCTAGCTAAAATTTAGGAGAAACGAATGACAACATTAAACACAGAAAAATTAACACAATTTGCACAAGCTGTAGGTGCTGACGTCAAAGAAATTAAAACCACACTCGCTAACAAGGCTGACAAGTCAGAAGTAGGCCAAGGCGGAATCACACAACAACAATTAGACACGGCAATCCAAGGTGTCAAAACAGCAATTTTAGGCGAAGGCGTACCAGAAGAGCTTGACACGCTTAAAGAAATCGCTGAGAAGATTAAAGCGGGCGAAAACCCAGACAGCGCGATTGTTGCTAAAATGACCGAGCTTGGTCAGAAATTCACTGACTTAGAAAATACTGACTTCGTACAGATTTATACCACAGCCAAAAATAGCCTCTAAGGGGGTGACACATGGATAAATTAAAAGAAACTATCAAACTAATCGGGAAAGATATTTATAATCTCAACAACAGTCAAAAAAACTTTTTGTCATTGAACAAAGCATACAGCTTATTTCCGACTTTCTCTGGTCTCCAAAACCAAATAAGCCGTCTTGCAAGCAAAAACGATCTTGAGGAGTTGAAGCGCAACGTCGAAGCAAACGACACGGACCTAAAAGGCGAAGGCTTCCCATATAATCTAAGCGCTGATATCGGTACAACTTATGTCGATACCACAGCTAAAAACGGAGCTTACAAGTGGATCAAGAAGAAAGCTGGGACAGGTTGGAAAAAATGGTCTATTTTGGCTGGTGATACAGGCTCAGTACGACCCAATAATATCCAATCAAATTTGGATAACGCATATATTGAGTTTAGACGTATTAACTCAACTGTAGAAATTACTTTTGGTGGCCTAAAATGGGGTTGGTTTGGAATTAAACGTAGAGGATCAGAAGGATATTATCCACAAAGCTCAGACAAAGAGAGAAACGTTACGATTCTCCCAATCGGTGGACTCCCGTCAGGCTTTCGTCCAACAGGATCGAAAATTGGGATCATGATGAATGACAAAGGTAAGCGATATGGCACTTGGTATGTTGGTGGAAACAGCGATAATAATCATGTTCGCTTACAGTTTGATGATCCAGTCCCTACAGACCGTGATATCACAGATATCAGATTTACTAACATGACATACACCACAGACGATCCTTGGCCAGAAACCTTATAATTTTATAAAAAGGTCGCATTTTAAATGACACCTTTCCAAATTGTTAAGACACACAACCCCCTCGATTGAGGGGGCTTTTTTGTGTTTATAACGGCAATTTTACGGATTGTCTATTATAAACGCAACAAAAAAAGCCCTCGGGCTCATTCTCTCAATTATGCGGGCAATGAATACGATTTTGAATACGACTTTTTTCAATTATTGAAAAATGACGAAAACGATATTTTTCTAAAATGCGCGATTTTGCAACTATCGGGAGCGTATCGTGCAATGATAGAAACGGTTTTTTGATTATGGTATAATAGGGGCCACTAGCCCCCAAGGCCTTTATATCACTGACTTTTCAAGGGGCCGTGAGCGACTGAATACGGGACTGAATACGACATATTTATATTACCATGTATTCAAGCAATTTCTCCACTGTATCGCTCCGTTGCTCTTCCGTTATGTGTGTATACAGGTCCAGCGTTATTTGGACGGTGCTATGTCCTAAACGATCAGATATACTTTTCGGCTCAACACCAGCTGCAAATAAAAGGCTTGCGTGGGTATGTCTCAGACCGTGAGGCGTGATTGGTTTAAAATCGTGGTCTCTTATAAAATTTTTGAAATAACGAGTGAAATTTTTAATGTGTACCCAGTCAGCCGATTCATTCGTAAAAATGAAATTGTCATCGCCTTCAAAGTGCTTTCCATTTCTGAAATATATCTTAATTTGATCTTTCTTCCATCGTTTCAGCGTGGAAAGAGTCGCGTCATCTATCAAGATTTTTCGAAAACTCGTTTTAGTCTTTGGTGATTGTATAATTTGTCTATCATGGATTCGCGCAGCGGTTTTTGTGATTGAGATCCGTTTATTTTCAAAATCAATATCTGACCACTTGAGCGCGATCGCCTCGCCTTTTCTTAGGCCGGTATAACTCAACAGATGGACCAACGGAAAAAAATAAGTCAAGGAAGCGCCACGAGCGAGATCAAGAAATGTTTTGAGCTCGTCTTTCGTAAGGTAATTATCACGTTTTGAAACAGGCTTGCTTTTTGGCCTGATAACTTTATCGAATGGATTTGTCGGAATAATGTCTATTAGAACAGCATACTTAAAAATACGCTCAATAACTGACAAATAGTGTGTATACAGAACATATTTCTCACTCAATGATACAACAACTTTTTGACAGTATGGAACAGATATTTTTTTTATCTTCATTCCTTCAAAATGATTTTTAATAAGTTGTTTTAATTTGCTTTCGGTTAACCCGAAAGTACTAGCTTTGACAGTCGTTTTATAACTTTTTAACCACAAATGAGCAACCTCTTCAAATGTGGGATCTTGGAAACCGTCCGATTGATTCGACGGAAGCCCGTTCTCTTCCACGTCAAGCAACAAATTTCTTTCGGCTTGTTTGGCTTCTTTCATGGTTTTAAAGCCCCGGCGCGTGGTCCGCCGTTCTTTTCCAGTCAAGGAATCAATCCCCAGATAGGTCTGAAATAAGTAACGAGTCTCCCCGTTTTTGGTTGTATATTTTTTTATCATGTCTTTCCTCCGTTTGGCTTGCCCGCACAATTGAAAGAACGAAATGATTTTGCTATACTTAACTTATATCATGTATTTCCCCGTGGCTTGCCTCGGGGCTTTTTTTATTTATTCGAAAAACAGTTTAATATTATCTGCTTGAGCGTTGGTTATCTTTGCTTTAATTATCTTGACTTCGTTTGTCTCGATATTTCGCAAGTATAATTCAGCGCGTCCGGGCTTTTCTTCTTGAGTGGTGATAGAGGTTGAATCGATTTTTCCTTTACGTTTTCCAGACGCACCGATCACGCCACCTACAATTGTACCAACTGGGTTAAATGCTGAACCAATTGCAGCTCCTAAAAGCGCGCTCCCTTTTTTACCCTTTTGTTTGGTCGTCCCGGTCGTTTTTGTGCGTTCTATGATAGTAGAGCCCTCAAATTGAAAGCCTTCAAATTCAAATAGCTCCGGAGCGTCTGAATAAAAACCGATATAATATTGTCCGTCGATTGTCTTTCGAATCGTTGTGTTTCCGAATGAAATCTTTGTTTCTTGAGCAGCTTTTTTTCTCATTTCATTCATCGAAGAAATTCCGTCCGCTGTTTTTTCAGTTGCTTTTTTTGTGAAATCTTTGATTTTGTTAAAGTCCATGTTTTTTCTCCTTCTATCCAACTAATCGATAGTATTCATCTATTACCATTAATTCATCGGCCGTAGTTTTTAGTTTATGGCGTTCCATAAAATGCACATAGTTAAACTCGCTCGCGTCCCCAGCTTCTAACTCTTCCTTTAATAGCGCGTGAATCATGGCCCTATTGGCTTCATTTTCGCACTTGATCGGGTTTATGGTATATTCGGCCGTCGTGTGTTTTAAGTGGCCCAGCTCGTGCAAAATAACGCGTTTCTGGGCCTCCCTAGTTAGTGATTTATTAACGAAAATGATCTTCATATCAGATAAGATCATTCCGGGACGTGGCCACAAGTCATTGTCAAAGTAAGCGAGTGTGACGCCCGCTTTATCACAAATTTCTTCTATCATAATCTTCCTTTGAAATATATATCGAGAATATTTTCAATCGCTTCGATATCTTCTTCATTTAGTGGTTTTCCGTCGAACGTTTTCGCGCTTTTGGCCAGCTCGCGCAGATCCAAGCCCGAAAGGTCCGGCTCTTTCTTGACCGGCTTCACACCTAACAGATATTCGGGCGTGACACCGAGCGCGCTTGCGTAAGCGTTCGCCCGATTGAGTGGAAAAGTTCTCGTTTTATTGAAATATCTTGATACGCCAGATTTTGCTTGTCCAACTCGACGGGCGAGCTCACTTAAAGAAATATTTTTCTCTTCGCACAAGGCCTTGATAAGGTCTATTATTTCGTCATTAGTCCGCATGGTTGCAACTCCTTTTCTTTATGATTCTATTATAACACCGTTCCTAAAAAAGTACAAATAATACTAAAAAAGAAAAAAATGTGTTTTTTTTAGAAAAAAGTGTTGACAAAAAAGAACGCTTGATTTATAATTAAATTGTTCTCAAGAAAGAACGGCAAAAAACAGAAAGGAGGCCGAATCTATGACCGTAAATCATTTACGAATCAAAGCGGAACGAATCGCGAAAGGATTGACACAAGATGATATGGCAAAAGCCCTTGGCTGGTCTGATCGTGCTCGTTACGCTAAACGCGAAAACGGTCTGGTATCATTCGACGCTGACGAATTGATAAAGGTCGCGACGATCCTCGGGTTCTCGAAAGACCAGATCGGAATTTTTTTTACAGAAGGCGTTCACTAAAACGAACGAAAGACGTAAAAAAAAGCACCCGAGCGAAGTTGCTCGAGCACTTGAAAAAATATCTATCTTAATTATATCAGAAAGTGCTTGCCCGCACAATTGGAGGAACGAAGAAATGGAGGAGCTATACTTGCCACCCCTGATCTCGGACGAGATTGCGAAAGTCTATCTCAGATCGATCGTGGATATCGTGAGAGACGAGATAAAAAAAGAAATAGAAGAAAAACAAATGCCACTAGATCAGAAAGCCTTAATGAAGAAATTCGGCTTCGATCATGGCTATATAAAGAAGCTAGAACGTCGAGGACTTGCATTTCGAAAGCAAGGAAAGAAGAAAATGTACGACGTCCGGGACGTTTACGAAATTTTAGAAAAAGAAAAGGAGTATTTAAAATGAATGAAATTATTATTTCT